CATAAAGGGCGACCGAAGTCGCCCTTTAAATTTTGTTTTAACGATTATGTTGCGTTAGAACCAAAGATACCTCTAGGGTCTGAGAATCCAAATACGTATCTCTCTCTAGCTTTGTATCTTACGTTTCCTGTATCGAAGTCACCTTCCATTGATGTTTTGATAGGTGATCTTACGAAATGCTTAAGACCGTTAGGAACATCTGTTTTAATGTAGAATTTCTTCGTAGAAGTTAAGTAGTGGTTAACTGCATAACCTTGTGGAATCATTCCCATTGACGCTAATGCGTTAATGTCATTATCAGCTGTACCTACTCTGCCTGTAGACTTCATCAGTCTTTCAGCAGTAAATTGAAGAGCTGAAGGAATAATTAATTTAGTTCCTTGCGCCGCAATTTTTAGGCCTCTTTCATCAGTAAACGCCGCGATGTCAATCAACGACTGCTCTAATGAAGTTTCGTTAAGTTCAGCAGGTGTGCTTAACTCGTTAGAGAAAGATCCCGCTAAAGTTGGGTGGTCAGTAGCAAAAAGCTCCTTACCATCACCACCAGCAAAGTTTGCATTGAAACCATTGTTCAATACAGCTGCTGCCTTAACTTGCTTCGTGTTTGCCATAGATCTCGCTAACGCTTTTGTATATCTAGACGCAAGTCTGTCATACAAGTTATCTTCGATAGCTTCTTCTGTGATTGCAAACGCTAATGCAATTGTTTCGTTTGTGTAACGTGCTGTGAAAGTTTCTTGTGCATCATCGAATGTTACACCTTGACCTTCAGGTTTTACTGCCGCATTCGCGAAACCAGATAACATTACTTCCTCTTCGAAAGCTCTGTCAGAAGTTTCTGTGTCGAATATTTCAGCATGCTCGTTAGCATATTGTTTGTACTCTAGTCCAAATAGTGCATTTAGACCAGGCTCTAGTTCTTTAACTAGTTGTGCTCTTGATATTGCCATAGTTAATTGCTCCTATTAGTTAGAAATAGACGCCGCTGGAGAAATTTGAACTATTACGTTCGAATTTGCTGCAGTGTTGTCATTGTTTTCCGGATCGTTTGCAGTTCTAACAATTCTAAACTGAGAAGTAGCAGCTGTTCCAGTAACATCTAATTTAACAGTCGATTGACCATTAATTTGAGTACCAGCAGTTGCACCATCAGTTGGGTTAAAAGTGTTTAGAAGATTTGCTTGAGTTACCGCTGCATCCGCTTTGCAAACATATTCTTGCATAGGGTTGTCGTTAACTAAGCCGATTCCGTCGTTTGAACCAGTATTGTAGTCCGTTCCGAACGTTGTACTAGCCAAAACGTGGTTTGCGAAAGTAGGTTTGCTTGTAGAACTATTTACATAAAATATTCCATTAAACACACCTACGATTGGTTGAGTGTTGGAAGTTCCAGTTGACCAATCTGCTCCACCAGCGATTCCATCGTCCATAGTATCCGCTGTAGCATCTTGTAGATACCCATCGTCACCTGACGTATGTTGCTGTGAAACAGGGTTGTTCTGAAAAATCCCTATACCCAAGCCAGATTTGACCATGTACTCAGCCTGTCCACCTGTAGCAGGAGTTGATCCTACTGTAGGTGCTTGTCTGAATCCAAAGCCGCCTGTTTGGTTTGCCATAGTTGTTTCCTTTTATTGTTAAAGTTAATTTAATGGATAGGAATTACTAAATAATTAGCTTTTCTTTGTACCACCAAAAGTTACGCTAGATGATGATTCATTTCTGAATTTCATCCCAGCTTGCCTTTCCTTCATAAGATCGTTGTTAATGGCTTCATCTTTTTCTTGAGTTTTCTTATTATAGTATTCCTCAATTTGAAGAGCGATCTCTTCCGGTATCCTTGCCAGCAAAAGGCCTCCTACTCCAATGATCCCTGCGTATCTACCTTCAGTCATTTGCGGATAATCCTGATCTGGATATTCATCAGCTCTAACTAATTCATATCCTTCTCTCAGAGACGCTGCAACATTTTTGGTATCTTGATACCCCATGCTTTCAGCTCTTATCCACTGATGTCGGTAGCCTGTTGGCGCAGGCGGTGCATCGAGTGAGTTGGGTGGAGTCCAGATCTTTTTAGATTCCTCTTTTGATCTTGTTTGACTCGCACGTGAAGTTTTCATTTTATCTTGTTCCATATGCTTATACTCCTTCCGTGATTTTTAGTTGTTTTGCATAATCTTCGAGTGGCACACCTAATCTTTTAGCTATTGCTACCTGTGAAGGTGTGAGCTTGACAGTTTTCTTGCGTCCTTGTGGGGCTGAACGTTTAGCCGAAGCTACATTTTGAGCAGGTTTTGCTCTTTCCGTAGTTGTATCCGCTATCTTATCAAATTTATGCGGAAATTCAAGTCTTATTCTTTTATCAACTTCCGTATAATATTCGTCAGATTTAGGGTCATATCCCTCTTCTTCTACAAGCTTTTTATGTATATCAAAAGCTGTATAAGTCATAGCTGAGTCATTACCAAACCAAGTGTTGTTAGATGCCCACTCTTCTGCTTTTGCATCTGTTGGCACTTGTTGGTCATAAGCTCTTCTTTGAGGGTTTATGTTAACCTTTTTCTCTGGTTGTGCTTCTTCTGCAGCCTTTAATTGTCCAAGTCTTGCAGCATCAGAAGATAGTCTTGCCATCTGTTCTTGTGCTGATACTTGTCCGTCCACATCTCCTGCTTCAATCGCAACTTTCAAAGCTTGTCTTGCAGCGTCCATATTTGTTTTGACTCTGTTTTCAAACTCCGAAACATAAGATTTATCAAGTTTAGAAAGTTTACCCTCTAAAGCTTCTTTATCTTTTTTTACTGATTCAGCAAAAGTTACTGCTTCTTCTCTTTGCCTTTCTGCTTCTCTCATCTTACGAGTTAGTTTAGCAATTCTTTTTTGAACGCCTTCACTATATTCTTTCAACTCGTCTTTTTTCTCTTCTTTTTGTTCAACAGGTTTTTCTTCAACCTGTTCTACTTCAACCTTTTCTTCTGCAGCTTCCTGTTTAGGTTGCTGTTCGTCTAAATTAATTTCAGTTGCTTTTTCATCAGCTTCACCTACATCAATTAGATCATCTTTTTTGTTTTCTTCTTGCATAGTTCCTTCCTATGTTAAATGTAATGAAGAATCGATTCTGGGTCACCAATTGTACCTAGAACTTCATCATCGTTTAATATACGCACTTCTCCACCTTCTATTGGTAATCTTGCACCAGCATATCTGGCGAACATTACCCAATCTCCTACTTTACACCATGGCTCTATAAATTTATCTTCATCTTTATAGGCTAGGTCTCCCATTTTCAAAACATAACCACATGTGGTTGCAATTCTTGCTTTGTCTAATTGCTCTTGTGAAAATAAAATACCACCTTTAGTTTTTTCTCTTGGTGTAAAAGGTAAAACTAAAATTCTATATCCAACAGGTTCTGGTAATTGATCTACCATTTCCTTAATACTTTCTGGATCTAATCTTTTTGCGTGAGGTTCTTCTTTTGCTTGTTCTTTATACTTTTGTTCTAATGCATTGACATGTTTAGGAGTTTCCTTTTTTGTCTCCGATGTCGATAACGTTTCCTTGCTCATTTTTTTGCTCCTTATAGTTTAGCAGGTTAGAGATTTCCTGTAATAACAGTTGATAGGCATGTGCCTGTCCTAACATATATTTATATTTTTCCATATTGTCAACACCTCCACTCATCATTGTGTCTTGTATTTGAATTAAAGCGTTGTTTATGGACTTTTTTAGTTTGTCTATAATTACTAAGTCTTCCACTAATTAACCCACCTTTCGATTACTTTTATTTTCTCTTCTGCATCTACAATCACCTGTAATAGTTTATTAACTTCATCTAGATGTTGTGGATGTTCACCAATACCTACCGGATTTTTAAGATAGATATTAATCGTTGCTATTGATTCAGCAACTTGTGCTTCATATCTTTTTTTTAACGCCTCTAGCATTTCTAATAGCTTCCTTTCCTTTTTTTGCTATGGAAGCAACTTGACTCTTACCCATAACTTTTGCTCTTTGTTCCATAACGGTTAGTATTTGTATTTTACGTGCAAATGGTTTGTTCACACGTTTGACTTTCGCAACAGTTGCTCTTGCATCTGCTGGAGTTGCAAACTTAATTCCTACCGTGTCCCTAGGGTTTTCATCTGTGTAGAGTCTTCTACCAGAACCTTTTGGTTTTTTACCTGTTCCCTTTTTTGGATCTGCCATGCAGGACTCCTTTCAAAGTTTTTGCTTGCGCAGCGTGTGTCTTTGACGCTTTCTGCAAACCTTTCATCACTTTTTTTAGTTTAGCTTTTGTTTTTTTCATATTGCTCCTTTGTTAAATAAATCTTTTTCACTTTCATTGCATCTTAATTCTAAATTTAAACTAATTCTTTTTTCATCTTTTGATGGATGCAAACGATGGTCTACCGAACCAGGAAATATTAATATATCATCGTTTTGAGGTTTAATGTGTGCTTCTCTTCCTTCATATCTAAAATCTATACCTTTGCCTTGTGTATCTAAATATATTACACCATTTATAGTTGCAGTGTCTTTATGATTATGCCAATCAGCAAGATTAAATTTATTATCTGTTATACAACACCACACTTCAAAATTTTTATCTTTTAATGTAAATTTATTTAAACATTTTTCTGAGCAAATAATAAATAGATGATATAGTTTATCTATAAGATTTGTTTTTAATTTAAAGTTTCCGCTGTTTTCTAAAAATTTTCTTTGATCAACACATTCGTTAATTAATTGTGTTTTATAGTCTTTAATAAATTTTGTTAGAGATATTTTATGAACTAGCACTTCCATCTCCGTCTAGCCTGACGGATTCTGGAATTTGGATCATTTCTTGTTTTTGCTGATGCTCTTTTAAGTTGCCCTAGTGATCTTGCGCAGTATGATTTTCTGCGTTTGGCAGCTTTTGATCCTGGCTTCACTTTTCCAGTCACGGCTGTTTTTAATTTAGAACCGGGATTCATTCTTCTATAAGCTTTGACACCGGCTCTTGTCATGCCTGCTCCAGACTTTGTAGGTCTAAAGTTTTTTTTATTTCTAGCTGGCATAGGTTTTCTTTCTCGTCTCATACTAAACCTCCCATGCCCATGCTTTTTCTTTTTGCGAATGTTCTTACGTTAGTTGGTTTACCACCAACACCTTGTGCCTTACTTCTTTTCCTTGCAACGGCACTCCTCCTCTGAGAGTCTGTCATCCTTGCTGCTTTGGCAGCAGGCACGCACTTTGGATATTTTCTTTTTGAACCACTTGCAGATTTTCTTCCACATTTTTTAAAACCCCCGCCTTTCTTCTTGGCTCCTATATCGACCCAATCTTGTTTAAACCACTCTTTTAAACCACCCATTACCTAATCTCGCAACCTCTACCTTTTTTAGCAAGACCTCCACTTTTATAAGTTACTCTACCACCTTTAGCTTTACCTGCTGGTTTAGGTCCTTTGAAATCTTTTCTTTTTTTACCAGATGGGTCTTTAATTTTACCTGCACAAATTTTAGATGCATAGGCATTAGCATAGGCGCTAGGGTATACCGCAAATTTTCTTTTTGCTGCTGCTTTACCCCTTGGACATAGTTTAGTCATTATCTTTTTCTCGCTGTTTGTTTTGCTCTTGCAAAGTTAGCTGCTGTTGGTGCACCCTTTGCACCTTTTTTTCTCATTCTTCCACCACGTTTTCTTTTAGCATGTATGTTTGCGTATAGTCCTCTACCTGCCATTAGTTTAACTCTTTTTTAAGTTGTTTTAATCTATCCATTTTTGTCTTTGGTGTTATTTTTTCTTTAATAGATTTATTTTTTTTAGGAATTACACCTCTACCCATTAAAACATCTTTTTTAGTTACTTTACCATCGCCAGATAAGTCAGGAAATTTTTTAACTTTGCCACCATCTTTCATGTAGCCCATTTTATTTCTGACAGGTTTAGGTAAACTTTGTAAACCTTTTTGATCAGGTCTCACTGGTTTTAATTTTTTTCTTGGACCTTCTTGTCTTGGATCAGGAGTTGGTCTTTTATCAGGTTTTTTTGCTCCAAATTTTTCTCTTGGTTTTCTTGCTCTATCCATAATACCGCCATCTTTTTTACCAGGTCTAATTGGTTTTGGCTTAAAAGGTTGACCATACCTATCTTGTGGTTTGGGTCTTAAAACACCTGGACCGCTTGGTTTAAGTGCTCTTCCTGAACCTCTTAATTGTATACCTATTTTTCTTTGCATTATTTTTTCCTTTTCTTATCCACGTTTTTTATTTTACCTTTGTTCTTAGATGCATAAAAAACTTGTTCAGCTTTTTTACTACCATAAGTCTTTCTCATAGACTTCATGATTTTCTTACCTTTAGGTGTAAGAGGCATTATCTATTGATTTTGCCTTTTTTCTTCATCTTGCTACCGAATTTTCCGTAAGACTCATCTCTGCTAGCTTTTAATTGTTTAGCAGTTCTTTTCTTCTTAATTCTCATAGCAATAGATTCATCTTTTCTAGCTTTGTAACCTTGTTTCTTCTTACCAACTTTGCCGCCTTTTTTCATTGCGCCTCTGTCCATAAGTTCAGTAGGTTTTCTTTTAGATTTCATACCCATACCGTATCCTCTTGAGTACATCATCTCGCCAGTTCTGCCACCCATACCACCGCCTTTTCTAGCGACTCTAGGTTGTGCAACTTGTTTATTAAATCTAGGGTTTGCCATTATTTTTTTCCTCCGTTTCTAAATATTTGTGTTCCCTTAATACCAAAAATACTCGCCACGACAAGGATCCACAAATTTGTAAACCATGACGGTAGTGTTGAGAAGTACTCGAAGAATAACTTCACCTTCTCCATCGCTGCCGGGTCGTCACTTAGGACTGCCCAAGCTAATACTATAATCGGAGCCGACAAAATTATCAATACAAATTCGTCTTTCCAGTCCGATTGCCTAGCCTCAAGAAGTTTGCCTTGGTAAGCTTCTTCACCTCGGGCCATTTTTTCTGCATGCATTAATTGTGCATCAGACATTGCCATTTTAGTTTTCTGACGGTTAGAATAAATCTTTGCGCCAGCTTGCATAGCAATTTTTGCTAAACTGAACCAAGCCATATTAGTACCAAGTAGCTTTAACTGGTTTTTTGTCAGGTCTCATACGTCTAGTACCTTTAACATCAACCACTTGAGATTCATCTGGGTTAGTCATCTCAACAGGAATACCACCTTGTTGCATTCCGTCTTTACCAACACCTAATTCTTTTTCAATTTTAGGTGCTTTGACGTAACCTTGACCTCTTAAATAATCTTTAGTCATTTTGTTCTCCTTATTGTTTAATTATAC